TATCTAATACGTGTGCCTACATATGATGAGGTAAAATAATCTGCACTTGTAACTGCAGTTACTGAACCTGCAGTACTGGTATTTATGTCAAGAGTTATCGTATCGTCAGCAAATTTAAAGTAAGGTTGAAATTTTTGTTGTCCATTAACAGAATCTTTAAATGCAAAATCGGTTCGTGTAAATGTAGTAGCACTTGTTCTTTTGATAACTTGAGGCGTCATATCTGCATGAACGACTACCATAGTATCACCCTGTTGGGTTACATTCAGTTGAAATAATATAGAGGTTGTCCACGGACAACTTGTTATAGTTTGTAAAAGCGTACCATTGCTTGAATAAATTTTTAATGCAGTATTTTGAAAAGCTAATATATATTCTTGTGTGTCATTAAATACAAAACCTTCTAACCGAGATTGAGCACCTAAGTCTGCTCTATATAATGTTCCTGCTCTTCTTTCTATTGCACCTTGATTAAGGGTAAATACATTTCTTGCTCTTTTAAGAGATTGTTGAAAACTTGCAATATCCGTTCTTGCAATAATAGTTTCATCAACTTCTCCTCGTGTAAAACTATTTTGATGTGTTCTTGATGTTGGCATATTATGACGAAGATGGAACTACAGCCGTAATGCCATTTAACGCTCCTCTTTGTCGTACTTCTATTAACAAACTGCTACGTAGTTTCCTTGTTGTTTGGGTTTGTGATTCAGTTGCTCGTGCAACTTGTAATTGTAATAATGCTCTTTTTTGATATAAAATAGATAAATTATCATTTCTTGCTATTGCACCTGCAAATAATGATGCTAACTCAAACTTTAGTATTTCTGTAAAGTAAGGTGGCATATCATTTTCATGTGGTCTAAATGTATAATCACATACTACAGTATCTGCAGTAGATGTATTTGTAAAAATAAAATCACCATATCTATCAAACACAATAACATTATCGCTTACTGTACAAGTATGTATAAGTATTGCATCTGCAGGAATTGCATATGAAGATTCAAATCTATCTAATGGGTCTACTGTACTTTTAGATAATACGGCTTGTTTACTTGCAAATCTCCATCTTGCTCTTGTTAAATGTCCTTTGAGTGTTGATTCATAAAGTTGATTAGATACTTGGCTCTCAGTTGTATTATCTGTAAACGAAGCAATAGTGTTTGCTCCTATAAGAATTAATGCCTGATTACAAATATCTATATTACTTAATGCCATAGTTTATATAAAGGGGGTGTTTCCACCCCCAATACTTATGTTCCATTAATTGTTGTTACTGTGGCGGCGGCAGTTGCACTAGATACTACAATTAAGTCTGCAGTACGTGTACCACCTGTTGCTCCAACAACAAGAATTAAATCGTTTTGTTTTAATTGATTCGTTGCACTATTAAAGTACCCTGAACCAACGATAGTTCCAATAGCGTCAGCCGAGTTATACATAAACAAACTCTGGTCGCCACCTGTAGCTATCATTTTTAATGTTGATTGTGAAAATGCCATGTATCCCTCCTATTCTTGAATTATACATTGAATCATACCTTCACCATCAATCTCAACTGCACCCATACTCATGTAAGATGTAATTAAGTTTGAAACCTTTTCAGGTATGTAATTAACCTCAGTACGAATATCTGAGCCCATTGCTAAACCAACTGCTGACTTATGATACGCATGACAATCTCTGTTACTGCCAGAAAGAGTTAAACCTGAATGTGTAAACCACATAAAGCCTAACCATCTCTTTGCAGTAAGACCACCTGCGTAAGGTAAATCACTCTCACCAACATATTCTGCTCTTGAGAATTGGTCTATTTGTAGCAAGTCTGCCCACCCTGCTGAAGATACAACAAAGTATCGTTGTCCATCATCAGGAATATCACCTGCACCAAATGCTTCATAAACAGTTAATGCTTTAGCCAACGTAAGACCTGCACTACCATGTGCAACATTGTTACTGTTTGTTCCTGCATCTAATATATCAATGATAAGTTGGTCAGTTTTTCTACCAAGTGCAGAAGCCGCACTTTGTGATAGAACTTGCCTTTCATCAATGTTTGTCTTTAACTCGTCCAGTCTATCAACGTAATCCGCCGCATAGAAATCTGCAAGAGTTACATCTACTGTATTGTGAGTAATTTCCATTGTTGGAACATTAGCGTGTCTACTTTTTTCTGTTGCAGACCCTTTACCCACTTTTTGGAATCTCGCTTGAGAACCCTTAACATTATTAAGCGTTCTGATTGTGTTTTTTAATTTTGAGCCCATACGCTGATAAGCCATGTGGACTTCACTTTCAAATTGCTTAATAAATGCAGTTGTAATGGAAGTTGCCATTTCATACTCCTTTATTAGTTACTATTAAACAAATTTCAAGTTATCCATTTTTATCTTTTTGGGTTGCCCAATAACGTGGGCCCAAATGTTTAAGAATGGGCTTTACTCCTTTAAAAACCTTTATATTAGGTTTTTTATAAAAGTATAACATTTTTTGATGTTTGACAAGTACTGGTGTTTTTTTAAATGAAAAACCTAAAAATTTTAACCATTTAATTGTTTTAGTTTGTTCAGGAGTACATACATTAAATAAATAATCATAATGTTCTTCTATATATCTAACAAATGGAATATTGCCTTTACAAAACTTTACAAAATTTTGCATAGGTTCATCAGAAGATAAATACCAAATAGTTGCAATACGTGAATCAATACGTGTCGGACACGCTCCCCACATAGCAATAACTTCTTTTTTATAATTAAAAAGAGTAAATGTTATTGTATTTTTTCTGTTAATACGAAATGGATATAATAACGAAAGTAATGGCTCTTTGTTAATTGTAGCTAATTCGAAGCGGTCAGTTTGTTTTAGTTTTGGGACAAGTTCAAAACAATCATCTGGGATTGCTATGTCCATATACATTATTTGCCACGGTACAATCTAGCAAAATCAGCATCAACTTCTTTAACAAATGCAGGGTCTCTATGTCTACTATCAAAGTATCTTGGGTCTCTCATTTTTGCTCTAACATCTTCTATTGTCAATTGTTGACGTGGTTCATATTGTTGTTGCGAACCAATGCTTTGTTTTTTATCTTCCATAAGTTGTTCAAGAAATTCTATACCTTCTGCATCTTGACCTAATTTATTTATTAATAATTCTGCTTGTGCAGGAGGATATGATACATCAAGCCATGATTCTACTGCGTCCATTCTTGCTTCTGCATTTTCTCCTAGTTTTGCCATTTCTTCGTCTGGATTAGGCATTTGATTAATTGCATGGTCAAAATACATATTAATACCTCTTTGATATTCTTCTTGTGTATATGCATTTTCTTTGCAATGCTCAGTCCACCATTGACCAATAGCCGACTCCTTAATCTCTTCTTCTGTTACTCCTTCAGGCATTTCAGAAACAACATATTCTTCAGGTGCTTCTGCTATTGCTTCGTCTGATAATTCATTTATTATTTGTTCTTTAAGTTCATCTTTTTTTCCGCCTACAAATTGTTCAAGATGTGCATTAGATTTAAGCAAATCGTCTGTGCGTACTTCGCCTGTTTCTGCGTTCCAAAATTTTTCAGGTACATTTTCTGGACGTTCTCTTATTGTTTCACGTGAAACATTTTGTGTTTCTTCAACTGGATTTATAGGTTGTACTTCTTCAACATTTGGTTCTGCTTGTACTTGTGTTTCATCTGACATTTAGTTTTTCCTTTACTATGTTTTGACTTAAACCTTTATTGGTTCGTCTTTGTATTAAGCCTACTAAATATCGTTGTCCTTCAAGATGTCGTAAAGCAGAATCAGTTATTTCAGAACCTGCAACTGCTTCTATTGTTATAGATTTAAGATATTCTAATACTTGTTTGCCATTTGGTTGTTTAAAAACACTTTGAAATAAATCATTAAGTTGTGTTTCATCATCTGGCTTACGTGTGAAATTATCAAGTCCAACTAAATTTTGGTTAGGCATTGGTTTCATAGTAGTAACATACAATTTTATGTAACTGCTTTCAAGGCTTTTCCAACTTCTTCTGCCTGAATAGGCTGACTATCTTGTTGTTGTGTTTGTGCAAACTGTTGTAATTGTTGAGCGGCTTGTGCCATTTCTTCATTACTACGTATTAATTCTTCAGGTACACCTAATTTTTTGGCTATAAACTTTGCCGCTTGGTCTTGTTTAATAAGTATATTTAATAGTTGAGGGCCTACTCTTGCTTGTATTAGTCCTAAGAATCTATCTAATGTTGCTACGTCTTGTTGTTGTTGTGCCTGTGCTAATGGTGAAGAAGAACGTATTTTTATTTCTCTACCATTAATTACAGGTATTTTGATTCTGCCTTGTTTTTTAAGAATATATACTACTCTTTGTAATACAGGATTAACTAACTCTGCTTGTAATCTACCAAAAGCACTACCTATTTGTCTTGATAAATCAGCCATACGTTCTGCTACTTCTGTTGCAGACATAGGTGTTTTTTGATTAGGTTGTCCTAGCATATCATTATACAATGCTTTTTTAATATTTGTTCTCATATCTTTTAATACTAAATCTGAAACCTGAAAGTTACCTGCAGGTCTTACAGGTGTTAATCCACTACTACCTTGTGCTTTGGGTATAATCGTTCCGGGAATCAACTGTATATTATCTACATTTATAACTCCATCATCTTCTACTTGATACATACCTGATATTGCCATTTGTGCATTTTCTAATATAAGTTCTATAACAAGATTGGCTGTTTTAATTGCAGGTAATGCCATTTGTATTGGGCCACGTCCATAGACTTCACCTGCTACTTTTGACCATCTATAAACAACATACGGATTTGAACCCTGCCCTTTAAATATTTTTTCTAATATTTTATGCTCATACATTTCAGCAATAACACAAAAAATGTTTTCTTCTTCTTTAGTATTCTGATGATTACGATAAACAACTTCTAAAATAGAACATTCTTTTTCAGGATTTTTTTGCATATCCTGTTTCATTTTATCTGATATATTAGCATTAGGGTATGCTATTTCTATTTGATTAAATTTTATATTTCTTCTTCTAAATACATGGTCAATTTTATCGTCATAGCCTGAATCTAGTATAAGTTGCGGTAATGGTATAGATTTAAATTTTATGGGTTGTACTGCATCACCTTCTTCTACAAGTAAACACCCTGTTCCTACGGCACAATCTAAAAAAGTTTCATGCACTTCTTGAGAGAAATTACTGTTTTGTAATATTTCAAATACATATTCAGTTACATTATCTAATAATTCATTTACATCTTTTTGATTATCTTCAGGTACTTCGCTTCCTGCAACTAAATCTGCCCATCTTGCAAAGTTAGGAACAATACCTGCTTGTAATCTACTAGCAAATTCTTGTACACCAACAACTGCAGTTTCATCAAATATTCTGTCATTACGACTTCTACCTATTGTTTCACTATAAAAACTTTCTCTTTGTGGTAAACAATACTCATAACAATCTTCAAAGGTTGGATTCCATTGGTCTTTAATGGCTAAAGCTTTTTTATACCGAGTCATCAGTTGTTTTACAGGAGAATCTTCGGGATTTATATCTGCTGATGCGGGTTTATAATCTACTACCATATTTTACCTAAATTTTTTATTTATCCATTTGTAACAAAAGTATACGCCTAAACCTAAAAGTATATAACAAATACCATCAAACCAAGATAGATTATGTGCCCAATCTAAGGTTTCAACATTGGGCATATTAGACTCCTAAAGTATCACGTGTTTGTAAATTACCTTGTACTTGGAATCCTTGACCTCCACGTCTACCTGATAATAAACCTCTTCTGCCACGAGTACCTGATGCTTGTGCTACTCTATCCTGAAATTGCTGTTCTTTTAATTTAGTACGTTCAGCCATTTCCTCTCTTCTTGCGGCGGCTCTTTGTCTGCGCAAAGATTCATCTTGAGGTGGTGGTGGTGGTGGCGGTGGTGCTGGACTACTTCCTACACACATTATCGTCTCCTTTCATATATGCTTTTAGGTTTTAAATTAAAAACATTAAAATTTCTTTTTGCTATTATAGGTTTACTAGATTTATTACCCATTGTCAAAGTTCTTCCTTCTCCTGCTCCTAGCAATAAATATTGTAACGCATCATGTATATGTGAAAATCTATTCTTATTAGGCTTTTCATCATAGCGTTCTCCACTTACTTGAAGTCTACGATAATGATATCCTCCTGTAAATCCTTTAATTAAGTTATGACATTTTTTATCAACTAATAAACCACTTTCTCCATCAACCATTCTATTAAGCGTAGCATTTACAGATTCTAAACGTAAACTTACATCATTGCTAGGTGCAGGTCTTGCCATAATACCTAAACCTTTAAGTATTTGAAAAGGTGTGTTTTCATCTGTTTGTACTCTATGGTCTCCTGCAGGGTCGCCAAATATTTGAAATGGTCGTGGTAAATATTTAGTCATGCTCATTTTCATAAGTTCTGCAAATCTTACTATACCCATATCTTCTGCTACAAGTTCTTCACAAACTATCCACCGATTTCTTATTTTTTGTGCAAATACACACGCAGGTGTTAAACCAAAATCAATACCAATAAATATAGGAAGTTGCGGTGCAAGAGCAAGTTCTCCTTTTGCAACATGAACATCAGTCCTAAAAGATTCATAAACTGGTTTACCATCTTCTATTTGTCC